AATGGACGAGGAAGAAGAAGGCGAAGAAGAAGAAGCCGGTGAGGAAGAAGAAGGCGAAGAAGAAGCCGGTGAGGAAGAAGAAGCCGGTGAGGAAGAAGAAGGCGAAGAAGAAGCAGAGGACAAGGCTCCAGTTGCTAAAGCAGTTGGTAATGCCATGAAGGGTTCTGCTACTACATCTGCTGCCGCTTCAATCTCCCTTAAAGGTCAATTACCACAACCAACAAAGGGCAGTGGACATGTTCATGATGCCTTGGGTGGTGGTGTAAAAGATGCACATGGTGGTGGCGAACAAATCATCCAACCAACTGGTGGAAATGCAGGTGCATTGGCTGCAACCCTCAACATGAAGCCATCTTTCACTTCCCCACAAGCACCACAAATGACCAGCGAACAATTGGCTTCTGATATTACAGCAATCTTCGGTTCACAAGAACTATCTGAAGATTTTGTAAAGAACGCCGCTTCAATTTACGAAGCCGCAGTTGCTTCAAAGGTTGAAACAATTGCAGAAGCATTAGTCGAACAATTTGAAGAAAAGTTGGTAGAAGAAGTAGAAACTGTAAAGTCTGCTTTGGTAGAACAACTTGATAATTATTTGGCTTATGTTGTTCAAGAGTGGGCAAAAGAAAATGCAGTTGCCATTGAAAATGGTTTAAGAACTGAAATTGCAGAAGACTTCATCAATGGTTTGAAGAATCTTTTTGCAGAATCTTATGTTGAAATCCCAGAAGAGAAAGTAGATTTGTTTGCTGAACTTTCAGAAGCAGTCGAAACTCTTGAAGGTAGAATAAACGAAGAGATTGAAAAGAACGTAGTTCTCAATCAAGAAATCAGTTTACTAACTGCTCAAAGAGTATTTGCTGAAGAAACAAGAGGTTTGACTGTTCTTCAAGCAGAAAAAGCAAGAGAGATTGCAGAAAATCTTGAATACTCTGGAGAAGAAGATTTCCGCAGTAAAGTAAAGACCTTGGTTGAAGGTGTTGTTTCTGGAAGTAAAAAAGTTGCACCAAAGAATGTTCAAAAAGTAAATGAACAAATTACACTTTTGGAACAAGCAACTGAAGATGAGCCAGAGCAAGAAACACTCTCTCCACTCATGGAACTTTATTCAAACACAATTAACAGAACACTAAAATCTTAATTCAAAAATTGAGAAATTATAAATAAACTCAGACAAAAAGGTTTAAAGGAGCAAAGAAAAATGGACCCTAATCGTCAAATGATCACAGAATCTGCCCGCAAGAAGTGGCAACCAATCCTTGAGCACAAGGCATTGCCAGAAATCAAGGACAGTTATAAGAAGACTGTAACAACAATCCTCTTGGAGAACCAAGAGCGCGCCCTCCGCGAATCATACCAAGGTATTGCCGGTACAGGACTCGGTAACATTGGTGGGTTTGAAGCCGGTGCAACCTCAACAACTGGTACTGGTATCGATTCATTCGATCCAATCATGATCAGTTTGGTTCGTCGCGCTATGCCAAATTTGATGGCTTACGACATCGCTGGTGTTCAACCAATGAACGGCCCAACCGGCTTGATCTTCGCAATGAAGACAAAGTATCAAAACGCTGGTACAGGAACAATTGGTGCCCGCGCTGGTAATGCCAGTGAAGCACTGTTCAAGGAAGCCAACACAAGTTGGTCCGGTGAAACTGGTGCTGCTGGTGACATGGGAGATATCTTCCAAGATGACGCCGGTTCAACCGATGGACGCTTCGAAGCCGGTCGTGGATTTGCCACATCTAAGGGTGAAAAACTCGGAGATGGTACAAATAACTTTAACGAAATGTCTTTCACAATCGAAAAGACAGCCGTTACAGCCAAGACTCGCGCCCTCAAGGCAGAGTACACAACAGAACTCGCTCAAGACCTCAAGGCCGTTCACGGACTTGACGCTGAGACAGAGTTGGCTAACATCCTCTCAACTGAAATCATGTTTGAAATCAACCGCGAGTTGGTTCGTCAAATCTATGATGTCGCTAAGTTGGGTTGCCAACAAGCCGACCTCGCCGGTAAGGCTACAGGTGGTGGTTTGAATGGTGCCGCAGGTGGTGGTACATATAACCTAGAACTTGACTCCGATGGACGTTGGAGTGCTGAAAAGTTCCGTGGTTTGACCTTCCAAATCGAGCGCGAGTGCAACGTAGTAGGTGCTGAGACTCGTCGTGGTAAGGGTAACTTTATCATCACAAGTCCAGACGTTGCTGCTGCCCTCAGTATGAGTGGTTTGCTCGACTTCTCTCCAGCATTCAGTGGTGCTCTTAACACAGACGTTAATGGTAACACCTTCGCTGGTACACTCCACGGTGGACGCATCAAGGTTTACATTGATCCATATTCAATGCCAACCCACACAGAAACCTTCTCACCAATCAATTTCGTATGCGTAGGATATAAGGGAACAAGTCCATACGACGCTGGTCTCTTCTACTGCCCATACGTTCCATTGCAAATGGTAAGAGCCGTTGATACAGGTACATTCCAACCAAAGATTGGTTTCAAGACCCGTTATGGTATGGTAAGTAACCCATATGTTCTCAATGGAAGCAACCTCCCAGACGCAGAAGTATTGACCCGCAGACGCAATCAATACTACCGCATCTTCCGAGTTGACAACCTCCACGGTAACGACGCTACATATCACCCAACCACTAACTAATAATTAGTGTGTAAACTAACGAGTAGAGGGTTCCGAAAGGAACCCTTTATTCTTTTATAGATACTATTATGAGCAATCTAATAACAAACGCAATACAAAGACAGCCAAAGTCGATCAACCCAATGCAGTTGAACGAATATAAAATGGTATTGCATAGAACTCCTCATATAGTTTATTTCTGTCAGTCAATCAACCTACCCGGTATCCAATCTAGTCCTATATCGCAGCCTAGTCCCTTTGCCACCGATATAAAGAGGACTCCAGGCAAGGTAACGCATGATGATTTAAATGTTAAATTCATTGTAAACGAGGATATGTCTAATTGGTTAGAATTGTATAATTGGTTACGAACAATTACGCCAATTGATACATTCAATAATCAAGTTCAAGAAACACAAAGATTTTCTGATATTTCAATAATAGTGATGAACAGTAAGTCTTTAGGTTTATTGCATTTCACATATAGAGATTGTTTTCCTTTGGCAATATCTGGATTAGATCTAGACAGTACTGTTAGTGATATTAATCCTGCGATTGCTGGAGTAACATTTGCATACAGCGGGTTTACAGTAGAAACCCTCAGACAGAACATTTAATTGCTTTTTACTTGATGTGTGATATACTCCCAATAGGAGATTTTATGCTATTTGATGATATTAAAAAGATGGCGGAAGTTGATTTGAAGTTTAACGAATCCGAACTGGATACGGAGTCTCTACGCATTCCCCAGTTACATGGTAAATATTTAAATATGCTGTACGATGAGAAACTTGTACTACGTAAATGGAAAAATGAACTGGGACAACTTTTAAAATTAAAGTGGGAATACTATACTGGCAAAATGTCAGAGGAACAACTAAAGGAACTTAATTGGGAGCCATTTCAGTTGCGTATTCTAAAGCAAGATGTTGAATTGTATATGGAATCGGATGTGGATCTGAATCAAAAAAGAGATAGAGTATTTGTACAAGAAGAGAAAGTAAACTACTTAGAATCAATTATTAAAATGATTTCTAATCGCCAATATCATATCAGAGATGCTATCACTTGGCGTAAGTTCATAAATGGAGAATCATAATTGTCCTAAATAATAGGACATGAGTGATTTAATAATTGAACCAGTTGATTCTGTTTATATCAAGGTAAAGTGTGAAAAAGGATATGCTAAAGAACTTTCCGATTTTTTCACGTTCAAAGTACCTGGTCATAAATTCATGCCTGCGTTTAGGAATAAAATGTGGGATGGGCAGATCAAACTGTACAACATCTATAAGCAAGAAATCTATGCCGGATTGGAAGATTATGTCATCCAATTTGCAAAAGATAGATCGTATAACATTGAGAGACGCGAAACTCCAAAGAAAAATTCGATTACTCCTGATGAAGTCGTAAAGTTTGCAAAACTTTTAAATATCCCATTTAATCTTCACGACCACCAAGTAGAAGGCATCTGTCATGCAATTAATAATGATAGATGTCTTTTGCTTTCTCCAACTGGTTCCGGAAAGAGTCTTATCATTTATACTTTGGTAAGATACTATCTTGATAGAATCAACCCTAAAAAGAAAATACTAATCATTGTTCCAACTATTTCATTAGTTACACAAATGTATTCGGATTTCTTTGAATATTCAAAAACATCCGAATGGAAACTGCGGAAGTATTGCCACAAGATACATGGTGGAGAGGAAAAAGAAACAGACAAGCAAATAGTAATCTCAACTTGGCAAAGCATTTATAAGATGCCAAAAACTTACTTCGACGAATTCGAAGTAGTAATAGGTGACGAATGCCATTTGTTTAAATCAAAATCACTAACAGCGATAATGACCAAACTTACAGGTTGTCCTTATCGCATCGGTACAACTGGTACTTTGGATGGAACATTCACCCATAAACTAGTAATAGAAGGACTGTTTGGAAGAGTCCACAAAGTCACCAGTACAAAAGAGTTGATGGATAAGGAATTATTATCCAAATTAAATATTGATTGTATTGTTTTAAATTATCCACCAGAAGTAAAACAAAGTTGTAAGAAATTCAAATACGCAGAAGAAATTGACTGGTTGGTGCAAAATCAAAAACGAAACGAATTCATTTGTAATCTGGCAGAAAGTTTAAAGGGAAATACTCTAATACTATTTCAGTTTGTAGAAAAACATGGAAAGGTATTGTACGACATTTTACAAAAGATGAACAATAAAAAAGTATTCTTTGTGCATGGTGGTACTGAAGCAGATGACAGAGAAATGATAAGAAAAATTGTAGAGAAGGAAGAAAACGCCATTATTGTAGCATCATACGGTACATTCAGTACAGGTATATCCATTAAACGACTACATAATATTGTATTCTCATCTCCATCTAAGAGTAGAATACGGGTGTTACAAAGTATTGGAAGACAACTTAGAAAATCGGAATTTAAAGAAAAAGCAAAGTTGTATGATATAGCGGATGATTTGTCTTGGAAGTCTCATCAAAATCACACGCTTAGACATTTTGGTGAAAGACTTAAAATATATGAACACGAAAAGTTTGATTTTCGTAAAATAGTAATATCGATAGAGGAGTAAATATGGATTCAGAATATAAAGTGCTAAAACTAACAAACGGTGATAGCGTTATTACGGAAATAAGTTCTACTTCCGAAAAATCAATATTTCTCCATAGACCTATGGCATTTAAGACAGTAATGATGATGGATGAGAATATGAATTCTACCGAAGTTCTTTTATTAAAAAATTGGGCGGAGTATTCAGCCGATACTGATATAGAAGTACCATTAAATTCTATTATGACATCATGGAAACCCGATGTTCTATTATTGAATTGTTATGAGATGGAAAAGATAAAACAAGACGCTCCGGAGATATACAAACTTTTAAAATCAAAGGATAAAAGTTTGCCTCCAGTAAATCCAAACATAATGCCAATGTTGCCTGGAATGCCTGGATTACCCACACCAACACCAAAGAACATCCCAAATAATATGGCAAATTTTAATTTAAATTTACCAATGGATGTCGCTAAACAATTGATTGAATTTTTAGAATCGCAGGGAATAGATTTAATTGGACCCGACTTTTCTGATAATGAATTACCCGAAGAGATGTCTGATGAAGAAATGATAGATGATTTATCAGAAGATCAGGGGTTTGGAAATAATTTTGACGATTGGTCGTCAGATCCCCAAGACTACCTCAAGTAATATATTGCAGGGCCCGGTATCCACCGGCACAGAGAATTATAAGGGGTTTCGCAAATCTGTCAAGAGAAAAATATAGGAAATCGCTTGCTTTATGTGAGCGTTGTAGTATCATACCCACATGCGGAGAACATTATGAAGAAGAACAAAAAGAAAAAGAAGAAGCAAGAAGAAGTTATAGAAGAGCCTCTTCCTGAAGAAGTAATTGAAGAAATTCAAAAGAAATCACATTACATCAACAATAAAATGTTTTTTGATGAAATGGTTGAATGGAAAACAAAAGTAAATGAATCAAAAGAGGTTGGAGATCCCATACCACCAGTAACTCCGTATATTGGTCAGTGCTTTATGGAAATTGCTGAAAATTTAGCAAAGAAACCAAACTTTATGAACTACCCTTTTAAAGATGATATGATTGGGGATGGGGTAGAGAATTGTTTGATGTATTGCTCAAACTTTGATCCCACCAAATCGAATAATCCCTTTTCTTACTTTACCCAAATAATTTACTATGCGTTCTTGCGTAGAATTCAAAAAGAGAAGAAACAAACATTAATT